GGCCCCTAGGGGCCTCCCGTGCTTGCACAAACACCCCCAGCCTAAACATGATTAATCATGCATGGCTGGGCCCTGCAAAGGGACAATCATCCACAAGAAAGGACCGGTAAGGTGAGTGTTAAACGCAGACTCATAACCTTTCGGAAACCTACTTTGACGCAGGAATGGTACGGCTCTGCCGATCAATCCTATGTCGAATTAGGTCCGGAAGAATGGGAAGCGTACGCTCATGGGACACAAGACCTCCAGATATCTTCTGGACACCCCTACCGAAGACTTGGTAGGGATCCTGCAGATATCGGGGGGGCTTTTTTGGTTGTCAGGCGAGACTATTCAGAGGAATATATTCCTCCGTTTACGAATCGCTTCATCGACACCGACACAGGCAACTCATGGAATCTCCATAGTGGAGTCCATGCTGTCTATGACGTTGTAGGTGATGGTGCTTTTCCGTTACCCCGTATCATTCCTAGCAATGAGCTAGACGTGATTGGGACTTCGGCTATAGCATCTACGATACCAACTAATCCCATTAACAATTTATTGGTTTCTCTCGGAGAGTTGAAGTCGGAAGGAATTCCGTCTTTGATAGGAGTCGACACTTGGAAAGAGAGGACTCTTCGCGCGCGTAATGCGGGCAAAGAATACCTCAATTACCAATTTGGTTGGCTTCCTCTCGTCTCCGATATCCAGAGTCTAGCTAATACTGTCATCAACTCTGACGAGATTAGACGACAGTATGAAGCGGACTCTGGTCATCCGATAAATCGTTCCCTTACCTTTCCCATTCAACTTGAAACTACCCGCTCAGATCCAGACACTAGTGGAATCCACCAGTGGCCAGTTCCTGCGAGAAAGACAGGTTATTGGGAAACTACCGGAGCCTTAACCACTATAACGACTACAAAGTCGGAAATGTGGTTTGAAGCAGTTTACACGTACTACTTGCCCCCAATAGGGACAACAGCACATGACGTCGCGGTAGCTAACAAGCTATACGGCGTCCGGCTTACACCGGAAACTGTTTGGAATTTGACTCCATGGTCCTGGGCTGTCGACTGGTTTTCCAACGCTGGAGATGTTATCTCTAACATTGGTGCATTCCAGGCCGATGGCCTTGTGATGTCGCGGGCCTACCTTATGTGTCGTCAGACAGATACGGTAGAATACCGACATGAAGGGGCTATGACCAAAAGAGGTCAAAAGCCCGTTAATGTGTGGCAACGCTTCACTACTACAGTGAAGCAGCGCCATCCGGCATCACCTTATGGATTTGGGGTAGCTCTTGAGGGTCTTACCGACCGTCAGTGGGCTATCCTTGCTGCCCTTGGTTTATCCAGAGGTAGCACTGGTATGAAGTACCAGTAACGTGTTGGTACTTCATGCCCCTGCCACTAGCGATCGCTAGTGGTTCGTGTCCGTAAGGACAACAAGTCAGGAGCTGTTGCCAGTGCTAGCCGATCCACAGACAATCACAATCGCAGCCACACCTTACACGCTTCCGCGCGTGGGTGCTGATCTCAACGCCGGTACTTTTCGTACCGTTGATGGGATGTACACGGAATCCATTTCACACGCTTATGCTAAGCGTGTGCGAAGGACCGCGAGGCTCGATTACAAGGTGCTCAGCCCGGACGTCATGGACTCTTCCGTCAATACGCCTTATTCATCCTCAGTTTATCTGGTGATGGATAATCCGACTGTCGGAATCACCCGTGCCGTTCAGGGAAACATTGTGAATGGCTTTCTAGCCTATCTCACTGCTTCCAGCAACCTCGTCATTGGAAAGATCCTTGACGGGGAAAGCTGACTGAACCCTTGTTCTGTCCCGGGGGGCGATTTTGCCCTCCGGGCAGAGCGGTTGTCGTTAGGATCGAATTGCGCTTGGCGATGGACTACGGACCCCCAAATTTAATTGGAGGATGTAGTGAAAAGCCATTTGCAACTCCTGCAATGTGTGCTAGAGGATTGCTCCTCGAATACACAGGGTTGTGCTAGCACCATCCGTGATTTCAAAACGATCACGGAGCGTGTTGAACACGAGGGGTTATCGTTTCTCACGATAACCTTACCTCAATTTGGTAAGGACTTCGAAAAAAGTCTGGACCAAGGAGAGGTAGCTCAATCATCCTTTGCATCTTTTGCAAAGAATGGGTGGCTCCCGAAATTTCTTTCGGGTTTCACCAGCCTTGTGTTTAACATTGGTGATGGTCAGCTCGTCGATAATCCTTCGATTGACGCCATCCGGTCTATCCGACAGATTTCTTATCTGTTTGGAAAGACTTATCTCAAGTGCAGTGATGCACGCGAGAAGGCAGCTTTCGATAAGTTTATCGAAGTCGAGCACCAACTGAAGGCCAACGACCAACTTGTTGACTATGACGAATTACGTCGTTGTCAGCGAATTGCTATGTTGGTTTTTGGGGATGCGATTTCCGTTGTAGATCGTAAGATTTACGAAGGAGATCTAACTCCCAAACATGGTCCGGGCGCAACCGCAGACAAACTCAGAGGAAACTCTAAGTTTAACTTGCGGATGTGGACGGAACGCTTGCAAGAAGTCTTCGAGGAATCGGAGTTTCTTTTTCCAAGCGTCTCTCATTTTCTTGAGAGCGATCCTTCAGAATTGGTGGATCCTGGGACTGAAACACCTGTTAGGGTTATTACAGTTCCTAAGACGCTGAAGACACCACGAATTATCGCAATTGAGCCTGCTGTTATGCAATTCATGCAGCAGTCAATTTTGCGGGAACTCGTGAAGGAACTTGAGAGGCCTGACAACCTTTCAAGTAACTTTGTCGGATTTTCCAAGCAGGAGCCTAATCAGCTCCTTGCTAGATTTGGCTCTGAATCTCAGGGCCTTGCGACACTCGATTTGAGTGAAGCATCCGATAGAGTCTCCAATCAGCATGTACGGTACCTCTTTGCCCCTTACTTTTGGTTTTCCAAAGGTTTGGATGCAACTAGGAGCCGGAAGGCTGATGTACCTGGATATGGTGTTATTCGCCTATCCAAGTTCGCATCTATGGGATCCGCTCTTTGCTTCCCAATTGAGGCTATGGTATTCACTACCTTAGTCTTTAGAGGGATAGAAAAAGAGCTGAGCCGACCACTTACCGAACGAGATCTTTACGATTTCGTCGGCAAGGTGCGGATCTACGGGGATGATATCGTTGTCCCTGTAGATTTTGTACACTCCGTTGTCTCCACTCTACATGATTTCGGTCATGTAGTTAACGAGAGCAAGTCTTTCTGGACTGGGAAGTTCAGAGAGAGTTGCGGAAGGGAATATTATGACGGTCATGACGTTAGTATTGTCAAGGCTCGCCAACTACTTCCTTCCCAACGGAATGACGTTCCTGAGATTATCTCTGCTGTCTCTTTGCGTAACCAGCTTAATGCTGCTTGCGCTTGGAAGGCCACAGAGTTTTTGGATCGACTTTTGGAGAGGTTTATACCTTTTCCTCATGTCCTTCCTACTTCTCAGGGTCTTGGCAGACATGATCTATATGGGTCTTACGACTCATACAGAGAATGTCCGAACCTACAACATCCTCTTGTCAAGGCTGTTGTAGCAGTAGGCAGGCCTCCCTATAATCCTTTAGAGGGACCTGGTGCCTTGCTCAAGTGGTTTCTGCTCGATGGCGAAGAGCCATTGGACATAGACCATCTTGAACGTTATGGACGTCCCGACGTCGTCTACCTCAAACGTCGGTGGGTCCGTCCGTACTAGAAATAGTACGGATGGGGGTGCTCGGGAAACCGAGACGCGAGGGGCCATGTGTCTCTCCCTGTTGGAGTGGCACTAGGGTTAGTATGGGTGTAAAATCACCTATACTAGTCTGGCC